GATTGAAGCACTTGAATTGGCCGTCAAAGAAAGGCGAAATCTCTCAGATGATGAAGTGGAGAAGTGCGAAACTTGTTTACAAGAGATTGTCAAATTTAAGGATGAACAATCCAAAATTGACTGGTTGGTTGATAAAACCGAAAAATTCTGTCAAGAGAAGGCCATATACAATGCAGTATTGGGGTCTATTTCAATCCTCGATGGGAAGGACAAAACCCAAGATAAGGGGTCCATACCTAAGTTACTTTCCGATGCTCTCGCAGTAAGTTTTGACAGTTCCGTTGGACATGATTATTTGGAGAATAGTGATGAACGTTTTGAATTTTATCACCGCAAAGAAGAAAGAATACCTTTTGACCTTGACTACTTTAACAAGATTACAAAAGGTGGTCTTCCTGTTAAAACTCTTAATATTGCCTTGGCTGGCACTGGCGTTGGTAAGTCTCTCTTTATGTGTCACGTTGCCGCTGGTTGCATGGTTCAAGGGAAAAATGTTCTTTACATCACGATGGAAATGGCTGAAGAAAAAATTGCAGAAAGAATAGATGCGAACCTTTTAAATGTGAGTGTAGATGATTTAATTAACCTACCTAAAGATATGTACGATAAGAAAATCGAAAAGCTTCGTGCAAAAACTGTAGGCAAATTAATCATCAAAGAATATCCAACAGCGGCCGCCTCAGTTACACATTTTAGGACCCTGTTAAATGAACTCAATCTCAAGAAAAGCTTTGTTCCTGATATTATCTTTGTGGATTACCTCAATATTTGTTGTAGTTCTCGCATTAAAGCCGGAGCTAATGTCAACTCTTATACCTATGTCAAGGCAATTGCCGAAGAATTGCGAGGTCTTGCCGTTGAATTCGGAGTTCCAATTGTTTCTGCTACACAGACAACTCGGTCAGGTTATACAAGTTCCGACCCAGGACTTGAGGACACAAGTGAGTCTTTTGGTTTGCCAGCTACCGCCGACTTGATGTTCGCCTTAATTTCTTCCGAAGAACTAGAAGAACTTGGCCAAATTATGGTGAAACAATTAAAGAATCGTTATTCTGATCCAACAATACACAAAAGATTTACTGTTGGTGTTGACAGGTCTAAGATGAAGTTGTATGATATTGAACAATCAGCACAAGATGGTTTAGCTGATGCTGGTATCACAGACAAACCACTGAACACTTTTGGTAACCGAGAACTCAAAAAGAAATTTGATGGATTTAAAGTATGAGTTTGACATTTGACGAGGCATTGCATTGTTCTAAAGTATTCAAAGATTATTTTGGTGAATTTAATCGAATAGATGAATATATGCGTGACCAGAAATTGGCTTCACTTTGTGATATGCCATCCAATCCTTTGTTTCCAATAGAAGATGATTTGTTTTCTGATTTCACCATACATCCAAATGATATGGATTTTGATGTGTGTGAAATTCCCATCGAACAATGGGAAATGTTATTGAACATAACCAGTTCACACATCAACATTTCTCCTGTTGGCCGTCAAGTTCGTTTGGCTGTTATCGAAAAGAATACAAAGAAGATTGTGGGTTTCATTCGTCTTGGTTCGCCAGTAATCAATATGAAACCTAGAAATGAAATGTTAGGACAAGTATTCACACAACAACCTGAATGGGCAAAACGATTCAATGATTCGGCTATGATGGGTTTTGTGATTGTACCATCGCAACCTTTCGGTTACAATTATCTTGGTGGAAAGTTACTTGCAGGTATTTGTACCTCACATGAAGTCAGAGAAATTGTGAATAAGAAATATGGAATGAACTTGTGTTTGTTTGAAACTACCAGTCTATATGGTTCAACAAAAACAGTATCACAATATGATGGTATGAAACCATATATTCGTTACAAAGGTTTGACCGATAGTGATTTTGTGCCACTTATGCACGGCAAACCATATGAGGAATTACGTTCTTTTGTGGAAAGTAAAGTTGGTGATATCGTTGATCCAGATGCATCGAGCAAAAAACTAAAGACCACAATGGCTATTATTGGTTTAACTAAGAGCGCATTAAAAAGCCATAAAGATGCTTTAAGTGAGTTTAATGATACAATAGAGAAAGCCAAGAATTTAACTGAACAGAAACGATATTATGTAAGTGATTATGGTTTCAGTAATATGGTTGATTATGTTAATTGTAAAACAGACAAATTATCACCAGGTGAAAATTACGAAAAGCATCAATTAGAAAACCTTGTTAAGTGGTGGAAAAATAAAGCCAGCAATCGTTATGATACTTTGCAGAAAGAGAATAGATTAAAGACCGAACTTGAAGTTTGGACTTCCGGAAAAGACATTCAAATTATTAGATAAATATTTTTATTTGAGGTTTAAATGGTGACCAAAAAGCTTTCTGCTGCTGAATTAACTAGACAACAAGAACTCGGTTCCGCTTGGATTTTTCGAAGAGCTTTAAAAGATAATATACGATATACTAAATGGGAAGATATACTTGAAGATCCAAAATATGATGAATTAGGAGGACCAAAAGGCATTTATCCTTCAATAGATAAAGTTTGGTTAAAAACTTTTTACCTACAACAAAAAACAATGTTGGAAGAATTTTCAAATCCCAAATTTACTGAATTTAATCGTGAATATGGATTTATGAAATTTATTTCCGAATTAGTACAGAAAAAATTTGGCATTTCGAAAAAAGATTCTTGGGACCCAGCGGATATATGGTGCATAAAAAACGAAGATAAAGTCATCAGAGATATTGAAAAAGTTTTAAGAGAAGATGGGTTTGATTCTATTCAAGAATTGAACACACTTCTAAGAACATTATTTAAAGATAGAATTGTTGTCGGAGTTTCACTCAAAAAAGTTTCTGGTAAACAGGCTCTATACGAAGAAATAAATGTATCTGATAATCTAGAATATTTGAACAAAGATTATTCTTTTAATGTTTCTTTTATGAAGATTGATTTATCATTACAACCAGGACCATTTATTAAAATGGGAACTCAAGATACCTCAATTTTCGTTGATGCATTAGAAAATGATAAAAAAATAACTTACAAATATCAAATCACTACTATTAGTAGTTCTAGATTCAATAATTTGAAGTTTGAACCGACTGCTTCATCACATGCAGCCGCAAGATTAGGTAAAGCACCTGTGGATATGGTTTTAGGTGTTTTGAAAGAATATGGTGTAAAATTTTCAAATTCACATAAAAATTATCCATATACAGCTAAAGATTTTAAAGCCAGACAGAAAGAATTTACCGATAAATTTAATTTCATAAAAGATAAAGTTGAAACAGTTATAAAAGATGATAAAAAATTTGTTTCAAATATGACTAAAGTTATGATGGATAATCCACCGATAGGAAATACAAAATTAATGCAGTTGGATCTTGTTTATGAATTATGTAAATTAAGTAAAAAAAATTTAAATAAAGTTATGACTAAAATTACTTTACTTGCACAGAAAAAAGGCGAACAGTTTGGTCCATTTGGAAAATTATATTAAAATAAGGATTTGTTATGAGTGCAACTGTGATTATACCCACTACAGGTTCTCCTGAATTAGAAGATGCTGTTCGTAGTGTATTAAATCAATCTTATGAAACTAAATGTTATATTGTATCTGATGGTGTTCAACATCATTCCAAAACAAGAATAATTACCGATAATTTTTTAGAAAGAAAGAATCTGGAAAGATGTTTCTTACCAATTAATGTTGGTGCAAATGGTTTTTATGGACACCGAGTGTATGCCGCTTTTACACACTTAATTGATACCGATTATGTTCTATACCTGGATCAAGACTGTTGGTTTGATTCCAATCATGTGCAATCTTGCATAGAAACCATAGAAAAAAACAACCTGGATTGGTCCTATTCACTCAGAAAAGTATATAACAAAGAAGGTGAATATATTTGTAATGATGATTGTGAATCTCTTGGTAAGTGGAAAACTTATCATGGAGTGAATCATATAGATACTAATTGTTATTGCATTAAAACATCAGTTGCGATAAAATTAGCACAAGTTTGGCATGGTGGCTGGGGACAAGACAGAGTATTTTTGTCAGTTCTCTCTCAACATTTTCCAAAATTCGAATGTACCGGAGAATATACCTTAAACTACAAAGTTGATGGAAATCCAGGTTCTGTTAATGCAGAATTCTTTTTTAATGGTAATGAAGTGATGAAACAAAAATATAATGGAGTTTTCCCATGGAGAAAAATTTAATTATTGGTGGTTTCACCAATTACGGAATCAACGAACTGAAACCTTGGGTTCTATCAGCAAAAGAAGTTGCTGGTGATAATGATGTTGTTTTGGTTGCAGGTAAAACCACCGAAGAAACCATAAAATGGTTACAAAATCAAGGCATTATTGTTGTACCAATGGCACAATCACAAACTGTTCCTATTCATGTTTTACGTTTTCTTTCAATTTATGAATATCTAAGAAACAATTGGGCAAAATATCGTTTTGTTGTTACAACCGATGTTAAAGATGTTTACTTTCAACTTGATCCATTTGATTACATTGAAAAATCAATGCCGCCTGGTTCAACCACCAAATTGATTATTGCATCTGAAGGTTTAAGATACAAAGATGAACCTTGGGGTGATGAGAATCTTAAACAAGCATATGGTTCATATGTTTACGAAGAATTCAAAAATAATACCATTTACAATGTAGGAACTTTTGGTGGTGTTTCTGAATATGTCAAAGATATGGTGTTCAATATTTTCACCAACGCAATCAATAGGCCAATTCCAATTTGTGATCAAGCTGTATTCAATGTTTTAATTGGCACACAACCATTTAAAGATATTTGTTATGCAACCGATGATTGGGCTTGTGAAGCTGGTACCGTGGCCGATCCAACCAAGATTGAAAAGTTTAGACCAAACCTATTGTGTTACGAACCACAATTTGTTGATGGTGTTGTCAAAACTTTCAATCAATATATTTTTCCCATAGTTCATCAATATGACCGTGTTCCCGAATGGAAAAAATTCGTTCAAGAAAAATATGGCCAAGAAGATGAATCACAATACTTTAAATATAGGATTTAAAAAATGAGTGATGTAATTACATTTAATACAGAAAACAATTCTTGGCAAACTTTTCCACAAAACGATTTTATTTGTTCTGGTAAAGGATTAGGACAATTATCCAGAACAATGATGAAACCAAAAATGTTGGAAATTGGTTGTGATGTTGGTGATACCGCAGAATTTATGTTGAGATCACATCCAATGTTACATTTAACATCGATTGATCCGTATGAAAATTATGTCGATTGGAATGGTAGACCGTTAAATGAAAGAGAAGAAGTTTATGTAAGTGTAATGGAAAGAATGAAACATTGGCCGGATAGATTTGAACTTATTCGTATGACCTCAGATTCAGCAGTTCAAATATTTAAAGATGAAGAATTTGATATTATTTTTATCGATGGTTTGCATACCTATGATCAATTAAGTAAAGACTGTGACAATTATTATTCTAAACTAAAACCGGGTGGAATTTTTTCTGGCCATGACTTTACTGCTATCGAAGGTGTTAATCGTGCAGCTAAAGAGTTTGCATCTAAGGTAGGTAAAGAAATTTTAATAACTGAATGTGATGTTTGGTATTGGATAAAATGAAAAAATGTATTGTATTATCTGGTCAATATAGAACATTCGACCAAACCTGTCAAAACTTACAGAAATTCATTGAGATTAATGAATTGGATGTTTACTGTCATCTTTGGTCTGATAGTGAAGATGAATTCAATAATGTAGAAGAAAAACTAAAACCTGTAAAAATCAAATTAGAAAATCCAGAAATTTATAAAGAGAAGTTTGAAGAAATGGAGAAAAGGATTCGTTTGGCAAATCCTAAAAATCCAAATCAAGACAGGATTGCAGGCAACGCTTCAATGAATTATAGTAGAAAAGCTGCTTATAATTTAATTGATGATGAATATGATATTTTAGTTTATTGTAGATATGACATTGCATTTCAAAACGTTTTTCAGTTTCAAAATACGAATTTGTTGTTAACTCCATTAGAAGAATCTTACAACTTAGTTTCTGACATTTTTGCTATTATGCCTTTCCAAAATGCAAAATATTATTTTTTGTATGACGAATATGAAAGATTACACTCAACACAATTTGAACCAGAATTTGAAGATTATCTGAGAAATATCAGAAGATATGGTGAAGAAAACATTCGCATACATAAAGAAGATAGATATTGTCCTCATATGATGTTATTGAGACATTTATACATGAATAATATCCGTCAAGTGGGTACAAATCAACTATCTGTTTACATACAACGATGAAAATAGCTCTTTGTTTTTCCGGTCAAATTAGATCATTCGAAAAAGGTTATGAATATTATAAAAAGAACCTTTTGGATCATTACGATGTGGATGTTTATATTCATTCTTGGTTGCCAGTAAATCCAGAAATTGTTGAATTATATAAACCAAAAAAAGTTAGTTTTGTTTCTGCCATATTAGAAGATGTAAACAAAAAATACACCAACACACCAAACGCAGCAAAACATCCACCAAAAAACACATACAGTATGTTGTATTCGATGTATATGGTAAATAAGATGTTATCAACAAAATATGATTGGGTCATTAAGTCTAGAACAGATTATGCACTAAATGTTGCTATACCTTTCAATCAACTAGATAACACAAAATTATATATTCCTAACTGCCGTATGACACCAGAAAGAGATTTTGGTAATGATCAATTTGCGTTTGGTTCTCAAAACACAATGAACAAATACATGAAAACCTTTTTATATATTGATGAATATTATATTGCAGGAAACCAATTTATTGGTGAAGATATGATGCGAGCAAACCTATACAAACATGATTTGCATGGAGAAAATTTGGTTTATGTTAACATGAACAATCCATTTCCGCCTGGACCACATAACGGAACTTGGCATTCTTTGATTCGTGATGATTATGCAACTTGGACCGAAACTAATACAAAAACTTAAAGGACACTCAGGTTCAGAAGTAAACCTAAAAGAATGGCCCGGTGTCGGCCTTTATGTAGAGAAAATTGGAAACACGGAACGCAATCTTGAAAGAATGATTGTATTGCGTGATATGGGATATCGTGTTCCTAAAATATACCATTCAGAAAAAGATTATCTTTTGATGGAATATATTCATGGTCTAGACATGAAGAATTATTTACTTCATAATAATGTCCATCAACTATACAATTTCATTGGTGAAACAATAGATGATTTTTCTAACGATTCCATAATGGTGGATTATACCGAAACATATCATAAAAAACTTTCTTGGTTGGATGATTGTGTGGAAATGCCATTTACAAAAAAAGAATTGATTGATAGATTACCAAAGTTATTACCTAAGTCCACCTATCACGGTGACTTCACACTAGAAAATATACTATACACTAATCCAGGTTTCTATATGATTGATCCTGTAACAATTGAATATGATTCTTATGTTTTTGATATCGCAAAATTGAGACAAGACCTGGAGTGTAAATGGTTTCTCCGGAATACCGATGTAAAGCTTGATACGAAATTAGAAATTCTTAATTCAAAATTAAAAAATGAATATGAACAATATATCAATGATGATCTTTTGATACTGATGTTATTAAGAGTATATCTACACACCAAACCAGGTGATTTCAATCACCAATTTATTATGAAAGAGATTTATAGATTATGGAAATAATTGTACCTGCAGCTGGTCTTTCCACCAGATTCCCAAACATGAAACCAAAATACCTTTTGTATGACTACAAAGGTGATATGATGTTGATGAATGCTTTAAGAACTTTCCGTCAAAGAGGTTACAGAATTCATCTTGGTATTTTAAAAGAACATGAAGAAAAATATAATGTTATTAAACAGATACAACATGAATGGCCTGAAAACATCAATTACGTTATAATCGACAAACCTACGAGAGGTCCAGCTGATACAGTATACCAAATCATTAAGTCAGCAGGATTACATACATCCGAAATATTCATCAAGGATTGCGACAGTTTTTTCGAACATGATATAACCGAAGATGATAATTATGTTTGTGTTTCTAAAATTTCACAACATGAAATCCTAAAAAAACTTGCATCAAAAAGCTTTACAATTGCTAACGAAAATGGTATAATAACTGATATTGTAGAAAAAGAAGTGGTGTCAGATACTTTCTGTGTTGGTGGATATAAATTTTCTTCCGCAATGTTGTATAAAAATGCTTTTGAACAACTAAAAACCGACAGAGAAGTTTTTGTTTCAGATGTAATAGGTCGTTGCATCAACAATCAACAAATTTTCACCAACAGAATGGTATCGGAATATGTTGATGTTGGTACTGCAACCGATTGGTTTGAATACAATGATAAACCAGTAATTTTCTGTGATATTGATGGAACAATCATCGTTGCACAATCTAGATTGGACTTAGAAAGCAAAAAAGAACCTGTTGTATTGGAAAATAATGTCAAAAGACTGTTGCAATTACAAGAAAATGGAGCTCAATTTATATTTACCTCGGCAAGAGAGAATCAATATACCTCAATCACAAGAGAAATGTTATACAAATTAGGATTCAAAAGTTTCAATCTTTTATGTGGCCTGCAAAATAGTAAGAGAATTTTAATCAATGATTATAATAATGCCAATCCTTATCCTAGAGCAGAGGCAATTAACATACACCGTGATTCAGATAATTTAAGTGATTTTTTATGATACCCGATAAAAACCTATTCATCGTTACATCTTCACTGAAACCATCTATTGGTGCTTTTAATCATGAGGAAAGATTTCAACAAACAATTGATACACTAGAATCAATTAGAAAAAGAATTCCCGAAGCGATTGTTTTTTTTACGGATGTATCAACCAAACCAGTGAGTGACTTGGAAAAACAAAAAATATCTAGTCTATGTAACGCATACTTAGATATGTCGGATGAACCAAATACAAAATATTGCGCTATTAATGGTTTAAAAAGTCATGGTGAAAATTGTTTAATGTTTGCCACAATTTTAACGATTAAACAAAATCCACAATTAAGTAAAATATTAAATGAAACCAAAAGAATATTTAAATTTTCAGCAAGAAGTGAACTTGATGATAATTTCGATATAACACAATATGATAATTTATTTGGTAAATATGTCTTTAAAAAAAGAATACCAACATGGACAAATAATGTGGTGCATGGTGCGGATCATTTGTTTATAACAAGAATGTTTTCCTTTTGTCCTTCTTTGTTAGATTCATATTTATTGGTTTTACAAAATAATCTAAATTTATTATCAAACGGTGTGCAGGACACAGAACACGCACATTTCGTTAACATTCCTAAAGAATATTTGATTGAATTTGAGACATTA